CCAGGTGTCGAGGTTCGCATCAAAGCCAAGCGCGACGCCTACGAGTTCATCCTTTGGCACGGAACCCTCGACGACATTAGCGTGACCTATGCGCCAGACCAGCAGAACCAAATCACAGTCAACGCGACAGACTTCTGGGCTCTCCTAGTCAACAGACGTTTCGACTTTGAACCAGTGGCCGCAATCCTGCCCAGCGACGCGATCCAGTTGGCAATCGACGAAGTCGCGGCGACAGGCTTCGTGATTCCTTATGACAGTTTCAGCATCAACCCTGAATGGTATATGACCGGCACTCCGCAGCTCAACACCACCTTTGGCGCGGTGGCCGCCAACTGTTTGACCACAGGCCTTGGCTTCATCGCAATCAACCCGAACACGGGCTACCTCGAGTATCGACCTCGAGCAACCACCGGTGGCTACGTCTACACAATCGGCAACAACCACGGCGAAGCCAACCACTTGTGCATGGCAGACCTCGACTCAGCGATGCAATCCGAGCAGGTGTTCAACAGCACCCTGGTCACCCAAAAATACGAATACCTCGGCGACCCAATCTTCACGCAGCTCTACACAGACCAGGACTCAATCGACCTATTTGGGCAACGCTCAGAAGACTTCACCGTCGACCTGGCAACCACAGCCGACGCCGATGCTTGGGCTGCGACCGTCTTCGCGCCTAAACCAATCACAGTAGTGACCAGCGTGACCACACCGGCAATCGACCGCTTGCGCGATCTAACAGAAGCAATCGAGTTCATGCCAGGCGACACCGTTAGAGTGCTTTACAGTAATGACGACATAGACATCGACACCGTTTACACCGTAACCAGGGTGCGCCACATCATAGACGTAAACAACTGGTTCACTACACTAGAAGTATGGAAAGAGTTCTAAATGGCCGGATGGTTTGACTTTGTAAATGGGCAGACGCTACCAGCGTCGAGAGTCCAGGACTACCTAATGGATCAGACCGTTATGGTCTTTGCAGACTCATCAGCTCGAACCTCGGCTTTGCCGTCGCCTACGGCTGGAATGGTCACCTACCTGGTTGACTCAGGCGATCTTTGGTTCTACACCGGCTCCACATGGAGTCTAGTTTCACCACCAGTTGTCATCCCAGACACACTTAGCCCAATTCTCTTGATCGGAGCATAAACACATGGCAATAAATTACAAGATTCTCGGCCAGGTGCACCCTGCGGGAACAAGCGACACCGACCTTTACACCTGCCCTGCGGCGACTCAAACAATAGTTTCAACTTTGACTATTACAAACGTCACAGGTTCAGTTTCTTCTGCTCGAGTCTGGGCAAGAATCAACGGCGCGGCGACAGCTCATGTCAACGCAATTATCTTCGACGCACCAATTGCGGCCAACACGACTGTAGCATTTACTCTCGGTTTGACCGTAGATGCTTCTGACATCGTCACAGTTAGATCATCAGTTGGTAACTCTTTGACATTCCAACTATTCGGGAGCGAGATTAGCTAATGGCTGTAACAGTATTCCCAGTTCCAAGCACAGGTGGCACACCTAAAAGCCAGTTTACAGAAATCTTTACCTCAACTGGCAGTTGGACAGCACCAGCTGGTGTGACAAAAGCAGAAGTTATTCTTTGCGGTGGTGGCGGCGCAGGTGCCGCAGGGAGCAGCTTTCAAGCTGGTGGCGGTGGCGGTTCTGTATTCTATTCAGTCCTAACCGTTGTTCCTGGCACAAGTTACACCATAACCATTGGCGCAGGAGCACCTGCAGTCGCGCCCAACGCCAACGGTGGCACCGGCACTTCATCAACTTTCGGAGCTCTTATGACAGCGACCGGCGGTGTTGGGGGCACTATGGGTAACAACAACTCTTCTGGTCCTGGAGCAGGCAACGGCGGTAGCGGAGGTAGCAACGGTGTGAACACAGCCCAACAGGCTTACCCAGGCAATGTTGGAGCATTTGGTTATGGTGGCGGTGGCGGAGCTAGTCACCAAGGTTTCTACGGCCCAGGGGCGTCTGGTGGCGGTGGCAGTAACCGATTGAACGCAAACGCTAACACCGGATCAGGTGGCGGTGGCAACGGAAACTCTGCCAACTCTGGAGCTGGCGGTTCTGGAATCTGCATTATTAAGTATTGGGCTTAGGAGTAAACATGGCACACTTTGCAAAAATCGAAAACGGAATTGTCACTCAGGTAGTAGTCGTCGACAACTCAGAAGAACACCGTGGCGAAGAATACCTGAATAGTCTTGGCCTCGAGGGTCGCTGGGTTCAAACTTCATACAACGCAAACTTTGGCAAAAAGTTTGCTGGTGTTGGCGACACCTACGTTGCAAGCACCGGCAACTTCAAACCAGCGCAGCCATTCCCCTCATACACCTGGAACGCAAGTCTGTGGACATGGGTATCGCCTAAACCATTCCCAACCGACGGCAAAGCCTACAGCTGGAACGAAGAGCTTCTCGACTGGGCAGAGATCTAAAATGCCCGAAACCACCGACAGAGAGCTGCTCATAACAATCATCAAAGACCTGGCAACACTTAAGGCCGAGATGAACGGTTACAAGCAGCTCGAGCGCGACGTCCGTGAATTACAAAAAAAGATTTATCTATTCATGGGCTTCGCCGGGGCAATCGGTGGTTCAATCGTCGCAATCGCACAGGAAGTTATGACCAATGCCTAAACAAGTAACAGTTCAAACATTCCACCCAGCCAAGCCCTCGCGCATCAGCGACAAGTTCGGCACCCTGGGCGAGACCCGCAGAAAACTTGGACTAGGCGCACACCGCGGCCTGGACTACGCCGTGCAATCAGGCACACCGCTCCTGGCAATTGGATCAGGTCGAGTCAAGAACATCGGGCACACTAACGTGCTCGGATACTTCATCGAGATCAGCGCACCGGTCATAGTCAAGGGCAAGCTCGAGGTCAAAATCTTTGGCTACTACCACCTGCTAGAAGACCAGGAGCAATTCTGGAAAGTTGGCGACGCCGTCAAGGGCGGGCAAGTTCTATGCAAGTCAGGCAACACAGGCACAGCCACATCTGGCGCACACCTGCACCTAATGGCCGGTAACAAAATCAACCTGGCAACCAACCCAGTTGAAGACCCACTAGCCCTAATCGAAGCAACCCTCGAACCAAAGACCGTAACCGTAGCAGACAAGGAAGAACCAGTTGCCAAAAAACCAGCTGCTAAAAAACCTGCTAAAAAGTAGCCCACTCAAAAGAGTCACCCGCGTCGCAGCATTCGCGCTCGGGGCTGGAATCGCCTTCCTAGGGGCTGGAAGCCTCCAAGGGTTGCAACCACTCGAGTCTGCCCAGTTTGGTGCCACAGGAGCCGTCCTAGGGCTTCTCATGGCTATTCTGTTCACCTACGCTGGCAAGGGTCAAGTGCCAGACGAGGACTTCGATAACTCGATCAACTCGGCAATCGAAACCGTCAACTCAAAAACAAAGAAGAGTGACAAGTAAGCCCTATACTGTCATCACCTAACACAGAAAGGCCTGACATGGCATTCATTCCAGCAGATTACGAACCAGTAGATTCACGCATCCACCGATTCTGGGCGGAGCACCCAGAGGGTCGCATTCACACCGAGATCGTGCTAATCAACGAAACCGAGATAGTCATCAAAGCCAGCGTTTACGCAGACCGCGATGACACCCGCCCAGTCAGCATCGACTTCGCGCAAGAGACCCGCAACTCTACACCGGTGAACAAGCTCTCATTCGTCGAGAATTGCGCCACCTCAGCCATTGGTCGCGCCCTGGCAACTTACGCCTACAGCCCAAAAGGCAAACGCCCAAGCAAAGAGGAAATGGAAAAAGTCCAGCGCGGCGAAATGAGAAACGATCGTGACTGGGAAAAAGAGCTCGACACTCTCACCAGCGAAAAGAACCTGGTTGGCCTGCGCGCACTCCGCAAAGACGCCGTCAAGTCACTACAGCCAATGGAGCTAATCACAAAGATTGACGCCGCTGGCAAACTAATCAGCGACACGCCGTAAAGTAAAACGCCCCCAGGCACACAGAAACCTTGGGGGCGGTGGCTAGGATAAATCCGGCCACGAACCAAATCATACAGGAAAGACACAGAGATGAGCGCAGAAGCCATGAGTGCAGTTTTGCACCACAGCCCCGCAACAGGAACCGCCAAGGTAGTTCTATTGGCAATCGCCTGGCACACAAACGACAACCCAGAATTAGGTTGCTACCCGTCACAAGAGACCCTGGCAAAGTATGCCAACACATCGGTGAGAACCATTCGCCGCGCTTTGCAAGAGCTGGTAGCCATGGATCAAATCGAGATTCAACGTCACGGAGGCGTCGGTTTCGGATCAAGTCCAACGAACCGATACTTCATCAGAACCGACTGTCCAGAGTGGTGCGATAACACACTTTGGCACCGAGACTTATCCACAGGCCGTCTGGTATTACAGGACATTCTTGGTAGCAATACAGGACATTCTTGACCGCATTACAGGACAACTGTGTCCTACAAATAAAACTTAAAAATAATTAAACAAAATCTTAAATAATCATATTAGAGAACCTGTGGATAACTTCCACAGAATTACAAGAAAAGGACACACAGAAATGCCAATAATCGCAGTTACAGGAAAAGTCGCAAGCTCGACCGCAACACCCACCGGCAAGGGTCTAATCAAGTTCTGGGAAAAGTCAAACTTCAAAGGCCAGGACAAGTTCGTTCTTTGGACAGCCTGGTTCGACATGCCACAGCTACACGTTGGCGAGAACGATGAGATCACAATCAACGGCCGACTCTCGACCAAGATTGGCAGCTACAAAACCAAAGACACCGGTGAAGAGCGCACATCGGTTGAGCACCACCTAAACGACTCAATCATCCAAGGCCACGTGAGCGCAGTGGCATTCCCGGCAGACCCAATGCCAATCGACGACATCGAGGTGCCGTTCTGATGAACATCAAAACAGCCGACGATGTGCAGCTACTGGTCGAAGACTTTGGCTGGAAGTTCGATGACCTAACTGAGAACCGAAACGCGCTCAAAGAAATGAACGCCGCGGAACACCGGAGAGTCAGAAGCATCATTCGCCAGCGTCACTGGGATGAAACCTACGACGATGAAATGACCGCCAAAGCCAACTTCGACGCAGCGCAACGATTCACCGACATGGACAAGGCCATAGACCTATGGTTTGAAAGGGAAACAAAATGAGCCACTTCATCTCATACGTAACCGGAACCCCTAGGCCACAAGGGTCAAAGAAAGCATTCGTAATCAGAGGCAAAGCGATCCTGGTCGATGCCTCAGAGGGCAACTACGAATGGCGCAGGCTAGTCACAAGCGAGCTAGCCAACGACCCTGATCTAGTTCGCTACAAAGGCGCAGTAAACGTGTCACTGGCATTCTTCATCGAAAAGGCCAAGAGCAATAAAACGAACCTCATGACCCAAAAGCCTGACATCGACAAGTTAGCCCGGTCAGTGCTCGACGCCATGACCAACGCAGAGCTCATCGAAGACGACTCAAAAGTCGTTTACCTAAACATCACAAAGACCTGGGCTACAGAGCAAAGCCCAGGAGTGCTCATCCATGTCTGGCAGAAACCCGATGCTTGAAAACCTAAAACCACCAAGCAAGAAACCACCATGCAAAGTCCGAGCACTCATGGACAGCATGAACGAGCTCGACGCCCAAATCCTCGAGGCCGCCGTATTGGACTCAGCCAAATGGAAAATCAAAACCCTGGCAGATGAGCTCAGAGGCTTCGGGCTGGTAATCTCAGAGAAACCAATCGCAACACACAGAGCAAGGCTATGTTCATGCTGGAAAATCTAGAACCACCATACGAAGAACCGGCCGATGTCCAGGCACTACGCAAAGCCCTAGTCCACGCCCAACGCGATCTACTCAAAGCCAAAGACCGAACCGAACACCTGGTCGAAGTAACCAGGAACGCAGCATTCGACGCCATGCTAGCCCTCGGAAAAGTGCCACCGATAGTAGCACCCGCCAAGGACACGCGACGCTCTCAAGGCGAACATGCACTCTGGGTCATGACCGACTGGCAAGGCGCAAAACGAACCACCACATACAACACCGAAGTCATGCGCGAACGAGTCATGCGCTTCACCGAAAAAGCAACCAAAATCACAAAGATGCACCGGGCAGACCACCCAGTCAAAGACGTCACAATCGCATTCGGCGGCGACATGGTCGAGGGTCTATTCAACTTTCCAACCCAAGCATTCGAAATCGACTCCACAATCTTCGAGCAATACGTCAACGTCTCACGCCTACTAGTCGATGTGGTCAGAGTCGCGCTCGCGGAATACGAGAACGTGACCGTAGTAGCCGAATGGGGAAACCACGGGCGCATCGGATCTAAACGAGACGCAGTGCCACGCGCAGACAACTTCGACCGCATGTGCTACGAGCTAGCCAGGCAACTACTCGCAGGCGAAAAGAGACTCACCTGGCACGATTCACCCGAAGATGTCCAGCGCATCGAGATAGGCAACTATCGCGCGCTTCTACTACACGGCGATGAAGTCGGTCGCAACGGCTTCGCATCACCGGCAACAATCGTCGCCCACGTTACCAAGTGGCAGTCCGGTTCATACCCTTGGGAGTTCAGAGACGCCTACGTTGGCCACTACCACACCCACATGGAATGGGCTTTACCAAACGGCCTAGGCTCGGTCTACCAAACAGGCTCAACCGAATCAGACAACCGCTACGCAGGCGTCATGCTAGCCGCGAGCGCAACACCAAGCCAACGCCTACACTTCATCGACCCACAACGAGGCAGAGTCACCGCAGCCTACAAAGTTTGGCTCGATGAATGATTCGAGAACGCTGCAGCTGCGGCTCAAAGTTTGAAAGCGACTCAAACCAAGCAATCAAACTCTGGCGCGAATGGCGGCGCAAACACATCTGCAGCGAACGACCCGATCCAATCGAAGCCAACACCTCAGCAGAAACCCGAATCGAAACCAGCCTGGGCTTCGCGCCTAACTGGCACCCTGGACGCCAAGACCCAGCCCTAGATGAATAAAGGGCGACACGCCGTAACTTGACAATGTCGGCAGTTAGTCTCAAAATAAAACCAGTCGAGCCTGGGGATGAACGCGAGTGAAACCCCCTTCTAAGCACAACGCCCCAGGCCGACACCTTACACACAGAAAGGTTACAAAATGCACGTTATTGCATTCACCGCACTCATGATCTACTTCATGATCTCAGCAGTATGGCTAGCCGACAACGGTTGGCAACCAGCAGTCGGAGTTCCATTCCTACTAGTCGGCTTTGGCACAATCATCTACGTCATGGTCGACTACTACAAGTGGGAGAACAAACGATGAACCACTACCTCCAAGAAGACCGCATCGTTCGAGAGTTCAAAGAGTTCCACCTTGAGCACCCAGAGGTCTACACGCAGCTCGTCAAACTAGCGCGCACCTGGCAATCAAACGGAACCGACAAACTCGGCATCGCAACACTCTTTGAAGTGCTCCGCTGGAACAGCCACCTAAACCCAGACCACACCGGTGGCTACAAACTCAACAACAACTACCGCGCACTCTACGCCCGCAAAATCATGGAACAAGAACCAGACCTAGACGGCCTGTTCGAGATACGTGAGCGCACCACAGAATTGCACAGAGTCGCATGAGCAGCTTCGACGAGGGCTACAAAGCAGGAGTCCAAGGCATGTCCAAAGCAATCGACACAGCATGCCTAATCGGCGCAATACAAGAACGCAAACGCATCATCGCGCTCATCACAGTAATCAAAGACAACTGGCAAAAGCCCGACGCATTTAACTACCAAACCGAGCTCTTCAAACTCATCCAACTCATAGAGGAAACCAAATGACCGAGACACCACTACACGACAACATCAAGTCCTACATGGAACCACTCATCAAATCATCCGAGCGCATCGGGTCAGCTCGAGCCTTACTCATGGTCGCCCAATGGATCAAAGACGAAATGGAAAAAGGCAACATCCGCCCAAGCAAAGACATCAAACACATCATGGACGGCATGGACAAGATACGCACAGACATCCTGCTCGACAAGGCCAAGCGTGGCTGACTGGCACCAATCACTAGCCTGGAAACAAGCAAGAGAACAAGCCAAGAAAAGCCTTGACCCAATCTGCTCAATCTGTGGCAAAGAGCTCGAGGGCAGCGACTGGACAATAGATCACATCATCGCCCCAGGGAACGGTGAACCAAACCATAACCTCGAGAACCTCCAATCCATGTGCCGAGCATGCAACGGACGCAAGCAAGACCGGACATACAAGCGCATCCCTTGGCGCTCAGACCGCTGGAAGTAGACCGCCCCCCAGATAAAGCGGGGGGAGGGGATACACGGTGGCCTCCCGCACTACACACAGAGAGCAAACAATTGGCAAAGCACAGGGCAGAACGGCACAGGACACCACCAGAGTGGCGGTGGAGGGTGGCTAAGAACCGCTGGTATGGATTCATCAAGCCAGACTTACGGAGGCGTTACAGAGCCTTACAAGGCTTTATAGAGCAAAATCTGGAAAACTTTGTAAAAAAATTGAGATAGCGTTTATTTCGTGACGCGCTCGGAATCCCGCGCAAGCATTTTCTTTTTCATAAACCAGTCAAATTATTCGGAGGTTTGAACCAAATGGTCAGAACAACAATCGAAACGTGGCTAAACAGCCTCAACTTGAACCTAGAACAGCAGGTCTTGGCTGGGTTAGCCCTCCAGCTCGCATCTCAGTTCGATTCCGAGGCGAATACATCGACCGCGGCCGAGTTACGCAAGACGGTGCTCGAAATCAGCCGGCAACTCAAAGGCCAGCAGGTTGAGCACGATCCATTAGCCGAGTTGCTCACCCGCTAATGCTCCAACTACCCGCACGGTTCACCGCACCGCTCACCGAGGACTTCGTCACAGACGGCGACCGCCTCATCGAGCTCATGGAATTGTGCTGGGTCACGCCCGAGACCGATGAACCTATCAAGCTCGACGAGTGGCAGAAGTGGTTGCTTAGGCACATCCTGGAACGCTACCCCGCAGACCATGAGTTCTACCCTGGGCAACTACGCTACCGGCAAGTCTTGGTCAGCATGGGTCGACAGAACGGCAAGACCGTGGTTGGTGGTGGCCTCGCGCTAGAGTCAATGCTCTTTCAGAAAGGCGATGTGACTTCAATCGCCTCGAGCTATGACCAGGCAACGATTATCTACGATCGCGTCAAGCACGTCATCGACTTTCACGGCTGGTTGGCTAAACGATTCAAGCGCACCACTGAGACTCGAGGCATCGCCAAGCAAGACGGCACTGGCAAATACAAAGTCAGCCCGGCTAAAGAGGGCGCGCTCCAGGGCAAGCCATTCGTGCGCGTGATTCTCGATGAGGGTCACTTGGCCAAGAAAGGTATCTGGACAGCCGCCACAAAGGGCACCACAGCCATGGATGACGCCATGGTCATAATGATTACCACCGCAGGCGACCAGACCTCAGAGACGCTCATAGAGCTTTACAAGTCAGCCGCTAAAGCAATCGAGAACCCCGCAAGCAACGAACGCTTTGGCGCGTTCATCTGGGAGGCTCCGACTAGCGCACCAATCGACAGCGCAGCTGCAATCATGACCGCGAACCCCGCAATCGCCTGTGGTCGCATTCCCATAGATCGAGTTCTGTCCGACATACTCACCCAGCCCGAGCATGAGGTTCGCCGCTACACGCTAAACCAGTTCATCTCAGGCACCGCTGCTTCATGGCTACCAGGCGAGCTCTTTAAGGCGGCTACCGGTCAAGGCATATCGAACATGCAAGGCGTGGTCTTTGCCGTCGATGTTGCGCGCAACTGGGAATACGCGACAATTGCCGCGGCCAACTCGAACGGTGACATCCAAGAGACCGAGATAGTGGCTTCACTGGTCGCGCCGACCGAGCAACAGCTCTTCAACGAATTGACCCGCCTTTATACCCAGCACTCACCTCGAGCAATCGCCATGGATGACCGCAACCTAAACAGCCTGGCAAAGCGCATGAAGTTGGCTGGCATACCGGTCTGGTCATTGTGGACTAAGGAAGTCAGCCAAGCCTGCTCGGCCGTCTACGCCATGTTTGCCACAGGCACGGTCAAGCACAATAACGATCCATTGTTAGTCGTCCAGACACAGAACGGCGTCACGAAATACTCAGGCGAGACCTGGCTCATTAGCCGAGAGAAGTCCAACGGCGAAATCGACGCGCTACTTGCGACGGTGTTTGCGCTGTATGTTTCGAGCCGAGCACTCACTCCTGGCATCCAAGTTTTCTAGCGCGACACGCCTCAAATGTCGAGCATGTCACTTCATGCCCTAGACTTGTGGTATGGCAACTATTTGGCAGCGCATCACAGGCCGCGTTGAAGAAACGCGCGCAGTCCAGCCGACCATTCCGTCTCGAGCTGCGACTTACGCAACCCCAGAGCTAGCACTCTCACTCACAGCCGTCTACCGCGCTGTGCAGATCATCGCTACCCCGATTAGCAAGATGAACCTCCGCACGTTCCGCTACGCAACTGGCATGGAGATGCAGGTCGAGAACCCAATCCTCGTCAACAAGCCGAGCCTGCTCGAGAGCCGTCGCGACTTTCTATTCCAGACCGTCGTTGCTCTTGGCCTCGAGGGCAACGCATTCTGGCTCAAGAATCGTGGGCGCGACGGCCAGGTAAACAACTTGACCCTATTGCCAGGCAACGCAGTCAGCATCCAATACGTCAACAGCAACGACATCACTCAAGGCGTGGTCTATTACTACATGGGCGTGAGATACACCCAAGACCAAATGGAGCACCTCAAAATCTTCAGCCGCGCTGGATTCCTACGAGGGCTCTCACCTATCGAGACATGTAACCGAGACATCGCCTCGGCCTTAGACTTGCGCGACTACGCTGCCAACTGGTTCAGCGCGGCTGGAGTTCCAACCGGTATCTTGACCACCAATCAGATGCTCAACCCAGCTGACGCCGAGGCCGTAACCGCTACCTGGCACAACAAGCAACAGAACCGTCAGGTCGCAGTATTGGGCAACGGCTTCGACTACAAGGCAATCTCACTTAGCCCTCGCGACGCTTTGTTCACCGACATCCAGGAGCAGGCCGTTCGCCAGATCGCTCGACTCTTTGGTATCCCAAGCCGTTTACTCTTGACCAGCGTTCCTGGATCATCGGACACCTACACCAACGTGCAGGACGAGAACCAGGTGTTCTACCGCCACACACTCATGGCCTACACCGACGCAATCACAGACGCACTTAGCAACTGTCTACCTCGAGGCAACAGAGTCGAGTTCGACTTCGAGCACCTATTCAAGGCAGACGTAGCTGCACGTTACGACTATTACAAGACTGGTATCGACGCAGGGTTCCTGAACGTCGAAGAAGTCCGAATCAAGGAAGGTCTAAATGGCTGAAATGGAAACCCGCGAGTTTGAAGTTCGCGCCGACCTCGAGGAGCGCACGATCACTGGCATCGCCGTTCCCTACGGTCAGGACGCCAACATCGGCGGAGCATACATGGAGCGTTTCGTTCCAGGAGCAATCAGCGACGTAGTAGACGTCAAACTCTTTTACGGTCACGAAGAACCAATCGGTAAGGTGCTCACTGGGCGCGACACCGATGAGGGTTATGAAGTAACCGCAAGAGTGAGCGACACCCCTCGAGGCAACGAAGTTCTAACTTTGATGCGCGACGGTGTCCTAAACAAGTTCTCTGTTGGCTTCGTTCCGCTGGAAAGCGAGCGCGACGGTTCAACAGTTACACGCACCAAGGTCTCTCTAAAAGAGATCAGCGTGGTTCCGTTCCCAGCATTCGCGGGAGCAAACATCACCGAGGTTCGAGAGGACGGCGGAACCCCTGCCGAGACCAGCGAACCGCAACCAGAACAGGAAAACCCAATGTCAGAAAACATTGAGCTTGACGTTCGCGCCGTTCAGGATGAAGTTGCGGAAATCCGCCGCCTCGTCGAAGCCGGCCAGACCGTCGCAACACCAGCACCACTTGGCGGCGAGTTCCGCAGCCAGGGCGAGTTCGCTAAGGCTCTTGTAGCCGGCGACATCAAGGCACAAGAGTTCGCTCGCACCGCTTCGACTTCAGCTGACGCTGGCGTAGTTGCACCATGGTTCGGCTACATCAACACCTTGATCGCGAACAACCGCCCAACCGTTTCAGCATTCAGCCGCGCAGCATTGCCTGCAACCGGTCTAACCGTTGAATACTCAAAGATTGACGCCAACACCCTTGACGTCGATCAGCAGGACCCAGAGAACGAAGCCCTTGCATTCGGTAACTTGACTTTCGAGACCGTTTCAACTCCAGTGAAGACCTACGGTGGTTACACCTCGTTCTCACGTCAGTATGTTGAGCGTTCACAGATCAACACCCTTGACCAGGTATTCCAGGGTCTAGCACTTGCTTACGCAGGCGCAACCAACGGCGCTCTAGTAACCGCTATCGGCGCTCTCGACTACACCGGCAAGACTTTCGATGCAGACGGCGGAACCGCTTCGTCACTCGCAGAGGGAATCGCAAACGGTGCAGCTTACATCTTCACCAACACCGGTCTACGCCCAGAGTTCATCCTCACTGGCACCGACGGTTACGTGAAGTTGGCTAAGGTTGCAGCAGGCGACGGACGCCCAGTCCTATTGTCAGACGGCAACGGATTCAACAACATTGGAACCGCAAACATCCCTGGACTCTCAGGCTCTGTCTTCGGTCTACCAATCATCGTTGACCCAGCGATCGGTGCCGGAGTTGTCTACATGGCTAACAGCAACGCTGTTATCACCATGGAGTCAGCAGGCGCTCCAGTTCGTCTAACCGACGGCGACATCACCACCCTTACCGACAGCGTTTCTGTCTACGGCTACATGGCAATTGCAACCCCACGCGTGGGCGCAATCGTCAAGCTAGACGTAACCGCTTAGTAGGTCATCATGGCAGTGACGTTGGAAGAGTTCCAGGCTTATGTCGGAACCGATGAGACTGACTTTCCACAGGAGTGTCTGACTTCAGGGCTTGCCCTAGTCACGCGCTTCATTGGCGCAGTCACCACGGTTCCTACAGCCTTAAAAGACCAGGCGACCCTTATCGCTTCGTCGGAACTCTTCCACCGTCGCTCCGCTCCTCAAGGTGTGGCACAGTTCGCATCCCTTGACGGAACACCGGTCAGGGTTGCCCGTGATCCAATGATTGCCGTCTACCCACTACTCCAGCCTTACGTTGGGTATGGAGTATGACAACCAACGAGATTACGGCTGCCAAGATTGAGTTCAAACTCGATCTAACAGCTGGCGGTCTAATCGTTTCGGACTTTGTGCCCGAGCGCATAACCCCGCCAATCGTAATCATCAACAGCGGAACGCCCTACCTACGTCCAGCGACTATCGGTAGCGAATACACGCTGGCTCTCGAGCTAATCTGTGTCGCCTCAACAGCGACCAACAAGAAAGCCACCGAGAACCTAGACGCGCTCCTAGAGCAAGTCATCAACGCTTTACCAGGCTACGCAAGAATGGTTCTTGCAGGCCAACCGTTCAATCTACAAACTAACAACACCGAGTATCTTGCAGTGTCTGTGCAAACAGACCTACAGATTACGATCTAAGAAAGGCTCCAGGAATGGCTGCATCAACGCGCATCAAGGCGCAAAACATTCTCTTCAAGATTGCAGGCACTAACTACGCCTGCGATGCCAACTCAGTAGTCCTCGAGCTAGGCGACGCCCCAGGCGACGTTCAGACATTCTGCGAGGTTCGTGTTGGCGGCGAGTGGACTCTAACTTTGGCTGGTATCACATCAGGCGAAGCGACATCTCTCTACCAGGTGCTCTGGACTAACTTTGGTTCAACCGCAACTTTCCTAATCGCACCAAACGGCAACGCAACCGCAACAGCCAACGAACCTCACTACGAGGGAACCGTTGTCTTCGACCAGTTGCCACCGCTAAACCTAACTTCAAACGAAGTAGTTCAGTTCGAGGTAACCCTGACCGTTCGCAACACCGGTCTCGACACCGCCAACGACTTGTTCTACGGTGTAGAGAAGCTAACCGCTTAGTCAATGTCGAACACCTCTGGCATCAAGGTCAAGGGTCTTCGCAGCTCTATCAAAGCCTTACAGGCAATCGGTGTCGACGCCAAAGAAATAAAGTTGGCGGGTAACGATGCCGGTGAGATAGTCGCTCGCGAAGCCCGAGGCCTTGCTCCAGTTCGGACAGGGTCACTACGATCCACAATTAGAGTCTCTAAAGCCCTAAACAAAGTAAGCGTCTCTGCCGGTAACAACGGCCGAGTGCCTTACGCAAACCCGATTCACTGGGGCTGGTTCAAACGCAACATCAAACCACAGCCATTCTTTGTAAAAGCCCTGGGCATTACAAGGGATGAGGTCTATCAAACTTATTACCGCAACGTCAATAAACTGATAGAAACCAACAGCACGAAAGGCACAGATGAGTAACACAGAACGCACAATTCTTGACGTCCTAACCATGGACGAGATTGAGCAGCTCGAAAGACTGACCGGATCATCGGTCAACACATTGTTCGGCAAAGGCGAGTTCCCTGGACGCGCCCTAAAGTTCTTGGTGTGGCTATTGCAGCAACGCACCGACAAGAATGCCAAAATTGAAGATGTCGGCAAGATGACTTTCACCGAAGCAACTAACTGGGTGACGGAGTATCTTGCAGACCCAAAAGCGCAAGCGTAAAAGAGTCTCTTGACCGTTTGGCAAGTTTCTGTCTAGCGACAGGAATGAGCCCGTCAGAGTTTCGCAAACTTACGCTGGCAGAATATAGGGCTTTCATCGAAGCCCTCGAGGAAAGGTCTGGCAGATGAGTTTAGTGCTCAACGTCGAAATCCTTGGCGAGTTCAAGAAACTAACCCAGGCCACCAAAGGCGCAGGCGGCGATCTAACCAACATGGGCAAACAAGCCCAGAC